GGTCGACCGGGCTGTAATCCCTCTGTTGAAATCTTGTAGCTATTGCTCATTCATTCGACAGAGAGACCAGCCCCCAGAGATTTGTTACGAACCTTAAAAGAATCGCCAATTATCCAGTTTGGATGGCGAGCGGTGAATTGTAGGTCCTCGATTGATAGTGGGGTCGGAAGCTTTCCAGCCTTCGGCTTCCACAGTCTCGAGTTCTTCTTTATCGCTCGGCTGACTCTTGCCTCGTCACTTACAGTCTTCTCGTAAATATCCTTAGTGTCAATTGCGCTATCGAACAGGAAGTTTATAATCTCCAGTCCGATTGCCTTTTCGTACACCTCAGTATGCTTACCTTTAGACTGTGAGTAAAGCGGAGCAGGTAGTCTTGCCTGTGCTTTCATCCAAAGCTTCCATGGAGTTTCCTTGTGACCAAGAGGAATTGGTCTTTCCTTCTGCCAGTTGAGTAGAATCAGGTGGGCTAGACGTAAGTCAAGTTCACTTGGTTCTCCCCAGCTGCCGTGAGGAAGACCCAGACCCCCGAGCCAGTCGGGAATGTACCATGGGAGCCTAGATTTTGTTAGGATATCGTGGTGAAATGAGATGAATGCCTTCATGACTTTCTCGTGAAGGTCTGCCGGTGCGTGGCTAATTAACTGTCGTGCGCGTGACGCCAAGTTGTTGTATGGACTGTCCTGGTCATTGAGACCGATGGAGCCTTGTGATCGCTTTAAACCGATCAGAAGTCCGGCATTTACGTACTTAACTTGGTAGAGATGCGTCGGTCTTTCTCGTGCTGGATGCCTGTCTGTTGCGGGGTAGAGAAGTAGCTTTGGCTCCTCCTTCCTCTCGAAGATTGTCGAGTTAATCTCGACAAAGTTCTTTGAGAGGTAGGTCTTGCCTAGCGACTCCTTTAGTCCGCAGAAGCCAGTGATCCTTCGCCAGAAGTGATAGACGGTACTCTTCGCCCGTAGTGCTGCGTCGTCTCCATTAATGAGTAGTGGGGCTTGGCTGAGTTGAATTGGTTTTGACTCGGATAGCTCCATTGCCCATCGACAGAGCGCAGCGTTAGCAATACACAAGACGGGGAATGAGACGATTGATCCCATCAATTGTCCCCTCTTCTGTGGCAGGCCTCCTGGGAAGATGTGTCCAGTGAGGGCAGTTTTAAGGAGGATCAGTTCCTCGTCCTTTAGTTTAAGTTCCCTTGCTACGGCATCTGCGACAGCCTCTGAGACCCAGGAATGGAGCTCATTGGTGGCATTTGCATAGTCCCCAGATAGATAGGCCTCACCCTCATTGAGGTTACGGCCTAGTACATCTAGGATGATCTCCTCTGTGGCCGGAGTTCCGATTAGTCGGAAGACTCGGTTATGGCGGAGAGTGGTATGGAGAAACTTCCAAAGGCTGCGGAGGACTGTTTGAAGGTAGGGAGGACCCTTTGTGATCATCCTAATCTTCAGAGCTTCAGACAGGGCCACAGGCTTCACATTTGGTGCCTCGGCAACTGCCAGCTCGAGTAGTCTCTTCCAGAGAATCTCGAAACGGTAGTTGAGTTCCGTAGGGTCAATAGTGACGCTTATAGGTGTCTGGACCTCATCCTCAATCTCATCTTCATCGCTGTTTGGCTTTTCAAGTATTAGTGACTGCGCACCACCAGGACTACGGAGTCCCTCGAGTAAATCGGGGTTCTCTAGAATAGTCCCTATGGCTCCTAGCCCTGACCGGGAGTTTATATAGTTAGCCGAAGTTGAAGGAAAGAATGGTTTGACCCTTTCGGCCAGATCATAGATCTTTCCTCTGAATATCTCGTTGACTGTCCTGTCAATTTGGACCTTTACTGTTTCACGGTTAAGATTCACTTCGATAGGGTAGTCGTCGGGAAGTTCAGTCAACTCCGACCAGCTAAATAGACAGCCCGGCTTCTCCTGATGGAGATGCTGGGTCATTTCCTTTATGAAGTCCTGTTCAGCAATCTTAAGCTGCTCAGCCGTAGGCCTTGGCATTCCTTTCTTTGTTTGCTTGATACTCGCCAGAAGTGAAAACTTCTGGCTAGGATCTTTCAACATTTTAAGAAGCCAACGACCTTTCCCCCCACCTAGTAGGTGACCTGGTTTATCCGGGTGATCGAATGGGCAGGGAGGAAGCGGCTGAGAAGCATGGTAGCTGAAGAAGGCAGCGAGTTTGTACTTTGCTACCTTCATCCAGTCCTTCTTAGGCTCTGACTCGACAAGGGCAAGCCAGTGATCGACAGTTGGTGAAATGTCGTCTGTATTGCTTAAACCATAGCAATTCAGGACAGTCACTATGCTATTTAGTGCGTTCGTAACATTATTCCGTGTCGCTTGACACGGGGAGACCTTTCTACCAGTGGGAG